CATGATTAAGGAACAAAATCATACACTTAATATGTATAATGCCCACTTACTTACTGAACCAGAAGCTCGTAAGAAGATGAAAAAACCTCCTATGACTAAAGGAGATAAGAAGCTAACGCACTACAATGAACATGTTCTTGATTTAGTGCAGAAAACTGCTGAGGCAAAGTCGCAGGCTGAAGTTAAGGCTCAGAAAGAGCTTCTACCAATGCAGGCCGCTCATCAAGAAAAAATGACTGGGCATAAGTTGAATGAAATGCAAGGTCAACACAAGCTAGAAATGACTAAGATGAATACTCATGTAGCAAAGGCGGAAGCTAGCACTAAATTGACTCATGCTAAAGCTAAATTAGCCGCCATCCAAGGAGCTAGCCCTAGAGGAGTAGTTAAGAAAGCCACTCCGTCATCTAAAGTCGGTCGTAATAGATCTACACCTTCCAACCAGCATAAAGTTAGCACTGGACCGATGAAGGCCAAATCATCTAGAGAAGAATTCCAAGAACTATTGATTGACGCTTTACTATCCGAATGGAATAATAGTAAAACTTCTGTAGCTTGGGCTGATAGGTCCTCAGAAGTAATTGATAAGACATTGGCTAACTTTGAAACAGGTCACGGTGAAGACCAAAGTGATCCAACAAATGACTATACTAGAAAGGTTAGAAGCGGATTAGCCATTTTTAAGAGTATGGTAGCAGGAACAACCGACTCTGAATTGTTGGCTATATTAATAGATGCTTGGGATGGAGAAGACAATGAACAATCCGACATGGAATAGCGATCTTCCGATAACGAAATATGGTAGGAGAGGGGTTGATATACCTCTAGATCAAGCCATACAAAATCCTAGTAGCGTGATGAATACAACGCCGAAGACTTATCTTCCAACGCCAGAAAATCAGATTCCTGCACCAAAGAAATAATTAAGGAGAAACATTATGACCGTAGCTGCCGTAACATCGAAGACTGTATATAATCTTAATACTACAGTTAGCACTTTAACAATACCGTTTACAATGGCAAGTACTGCCAACGTTGCTGTTTTCGTGTCAATTCCTTCAGACGAAGTCACTGTAGCATCAGTTACTGATAACTCCTCTGCATCTGCAAATGTTTGGACTTGGCGTTGTGCTGGCCTAGCAAAGAATGAAATAGATTATTCTACTGGTCATTATATTAAGGCTCCCATCTATAACGATTGGATTGAAGGCGAATGCTGGACAACACCTGGTGGTACCTCCGCTACTTCTATAACTGTAACTCTTACTGGACCATCCAAGTTCGCTGTAGCACTTCAGAGTTATACAGCCACTACAGGATTGGCGTCTAGTACCGTAGCTTGGGCTACTACCCTAGTTAATACTACCACACCAACTGTCACTGTAGCAAATCTTACTTCTGCGAGCACCTTGTTAGCGGCATTTATGTCAGCTGAAGGTTTGAATCAAACCGTTCTAACTGGAACTTCACGTAGCTTCGTATCTGAAGAAACCGAAAATGGTACTGGAATGGAGATAGCAGTCGCTGATAGCACTCTGACGGCTAATGCTGCAACAATAGCATTTACTCCTACTCCAGTTATACCAGCTACTTATGTAGTCTGTACAGTTGAAGTAAAGACATAAGGGACCAATGACTCGTTTACGAAAAGAATGGTGGACCCTCAGAGCCTCGAACTTCGTTTACCAACTTCGTGGGTTCTACCAGTTGAACTAATGGCCCTCATTCCTTACATAGTATATTTTATGATTGTTTATCTAATAACTAACTTGATCAATGGCAAGAAATATGTTGGTCAGACTTCTGAAACTCTCAATAGACGGTGGACGAAGCATCAATCCAATGCTCGTAGAGAAAATCAACAAGCAATCTGTCGTGCTATTAGAAAGTATAATGCTAAATCTTTCAGAGTAGAAGTAATCTCTGAATGTGATAGCAAACAAACTATGGATACGGCTGAAAAGCACTTCATAGAGAAATACAACTCCAATAATCCAAAGTTCGGTTATAACTTGACTGGCGGTGGAGAGGGAGTTATCGGTTGGCATCACACAGAAGCAAGGAAGAAGATTTCAGAAGCCAGCACAGGGCATTCAGTTTCAGAAAAACAGCGGGCCCAGATTAGTGCTGTTCATAAAGGTAAAACGCTTTCAGCGGAAACGAGAGCGAAGATTTCAGCATTTCAGTTAGGTAAGAAGCGTGGTCCATATTCACCAGAGCGTATTGCTAAAGCGACTGCTGGGATAAGAAGATATAACGAACTTAGAAGGGCTAACCAAAATCATGGCTAAACGACTTAGGATGACCGATTTTTGGACTTTCAAGCCCAAAGAAGTCATGGAAAATAAGCGTTGCTTATTTGAGTGCAAAGATTCTACATCACCAACTGGTTCAAGTCTATTGGTGAGGGTAGCAGCCACTCATGCTGGTATCGTTAATAGCAATCATCGATTCTATCGTCCTGATAGAATGCAGGATGCTGCTCATCAATGGGTACCTGAAGCAAAACGATTTGCAAAGCCCGTTCTATTTGAGCACAACAAACAGGGTGATGTTCTAGGAAGGGTACATACAGCTCGTTATATAGACGAATCTTATAAATGGGCTAACGACTTCCCAACGATTAAAGATTCTGTATTTTATAAAGTAGGCGATAAGAAGGTTGATCTGTTCAAATCGGTCGATTGGATTGTCGATAATCTAATGGGCGTTCCTGATTATTCGGGGCTTGGCTACATCGAGCTTGGTTTGAATGTTACAAACCCGGATGCCATTGGTAAAGTATTACGAGACGAATTCCTTACAGTATCAGTTGGGTTCCAGACTGATTCAGCTATCTGCAGTGTATGTCATACCGATTGGGCTGAAGATGATAAATGTGATCATCGGCCTGGCTCGGTTGACTCAGAAACTGGAAAGAAAGCATTTCTGATTACTGGGGATTTCAAATATGAAGAGCTATCATTTGTGAATTTCCCAGCTGATCCATTTGCCGGGAAGGTTGCAAAAGATGCCCTAAAAGATTCTCTCAATCGCCAATTCTTTATGGGATTGAGTCACTCTAAACAGCAGGCGTTCATAGCCGCTGCAGGAATGTCCATGTCAGATGCGTTAATGGACTACGATATCCAAATAGTGGAGGACACAGTGGCAACAGTGTATGATCTTACAAAGACTGACTCACAAAATGCTTTCGAAATAGAGATGAAAGATGAGAAGCTAGTTGCTTCCCGTGCTCTTGAACTAAAGCAGAATCTTATTGAATGGAAGCCTACCGAAGAAGCCGATAAAACCAAGAAGCGTTCCATAATGTCCACCCTAAATGCAAAGATTAAAAAGAATGGTTGGGTTGGTGTAGATGCTGCATCGACTACAACTGAAGACGAAGAAATTAATGCCGCCATTGCGAAACCAGAAGATGCTGAAGTTGATTGGTCTAAGACTACTTTGACATCAGAAGAAACTGATTACTTTTCTGATGAAGACGGTCTATACGCAGAAATGCTAGTTGAGATGGATGCGGCTGTAGCAGCTGGCGAACTTACAGATACTATTGTTAAGGATGCTAAGCTTAGCACGGAAGCTCGCAAGAAACTTGGTGGTTCTACTTTCTGTGGACCCAATCGTTCATTCCCAGTACCAGATTGTGCACATGTTACTGCCGCTCGTAGATTAATTGGAAGAGCGAAAGTTAGTAGTTCTACAAAATCTAGTATATTAGCTTGTGTATCACGTAAAGCTAGTTCTATGGGATGTAGTGTGGAAAAGAAAGATTCCACCAAAGTTACTGAGAAAACAGATACTATTAAGGTAAGTGATGAATTCCAGGAATTTGTAAAGACTTTGAACTTAACTGTGAAAGATGGACACGGTACCGAAGCTTTAGGTCATTACGCATCTTTAGATAAATGCTATAAAGCAGCCGACGACGAAACTAAAGGTTCCATCCGCCATGTACATTATACAACTGGAGAGCGTTGGAGTGCTGAGCAATCTCTTGAATGGGCCAAGAAATATTTGAAAGAAAAAGACAAGGATTCTATCCTAGTTTCTACTAAAGATTTAGCTGACAAAGAAGATGCAGTTAATAAACTTACTGATGAAGTAAAGACTGTATCAGATGCTTTAGCCGTTTCCAAAGCT